GATGTTGTTAGAAAAGTATAATTCGGGCAACATATATACTAAACTAAATAAAAAGTATTACATATTTAAGTTGACGAGATAACCATACTGTGTTACAGTTATGACTTGTTAAAACAATTCATGCGGAGGTACAATGTCTGTGAATCGGCAAATTGATGAGATTATTTCAAAGTTAAAGTCTTTTGATTGGGACTTTATTATTGATTTTGCATTGAATCATGTTAGTCATATTAAAGGAAATCAATATAATTTTTTGCGTGGTGGTTTGATTGAAGATGTTATCGGTGAGCAAGACGACCAGTTGAGATTTGTAGGTGAAAATCACAAAGACTTTGAATGGGATCGTTTCAATGTTACAGTTGAAAGTAAATCATTACTTAACAATACAATGTATGATAGCCGAGGAAAACTAAAACATAATTTCAAAGTAAAATTATGTAGTTTACGGTCCACACGTAAAATAAAGCCTGATGAAATTTGCGACATCATTTTGGTTATTATGAAAGATGGATCATTTATAATCCCAAAACATGTCGCTATTCATAATACAATTCAAACAGACAAACAGATTGATATAGTAATAGGATCGAATCATATTATTGAAATATCAGGACCAAAAAATTTAACAAAAGTAACTCAAAAAGTTGATATCAATGAAATGGTAAAATCATTTCAAAAGATGTTAATTGACAAAGCAAGACAAAATTTTAATCGTAGAAACAAAACTGGAGTATAACTATGACAACTACGACAACTACTATCAAAAAACAAAAACGAGCATTCAAACCGCGCACCGGACAATCTACTTGGAGTAAGATTGACAACGTATTCAATAAATTGATTGATCAATTTAAGAGTTTTAGTATTTCTGATAAGGGTGATGAGTTATTGAAGAACACCGTTTTAAAGAATGCTTTAAAAACTAATAAGGCAAATAATGTTGCCAATAACAATCCTAACTATGATCCTAAAAATATGGGTAAGGCATGTGTAACTAAATTGGGTGATCATCGGTGGCTTGAATTAGTACAACGATTAGTTGACAATAAAAATCTACTTAATATTGCACAACATTTTAGATTTAGTTCGTTTACTATTGTATATGCAGTAAAACACAGTTGGTTGCCGCATTTGATTACAGTAGATGGCTTCCATCATCTGTTGGCATTGTATGTCAATATACGAGCAGGAAACATTAAAGGTTGGGATGCTGAAAATTGGAGAGACTTTCCGGTACCGTCTATGGTATGGGAAACTGATGACAAAAGTTTTCCATTACGCATCTCATTAGAACTTAATGGTGGTACACAGTTAAAGTGGGACGAGATTGATCAAGTGCGCTGTAAGAGTGCTATTGCACGACTATTTCCTGAATATGCCAGAGCTGAAGATAAATTAGCACTTGAACAAGTATTGGCATGTATGGATGAGGGCCATAGTGTGTTACTACCTAAAAAGCACAAAGATACTAAAATTAAAGAATCTTTAACTCATATAGGTGCGGTTGTAGGAAACAAGAACATTACTAGATTGAAATATATCCAATCGCAAAATTATCATCACTGGCCGCAAGAAAAAAGAAGTTCGGCTATGTTTGGTTTTTATGGTAATATATTTGACCATTTGCCGGATATTTCAAAAACTCAAATGAATGAGTATCATTATATTATTGATAAAGTATTCGGATCGTTAGACAAAGCTAAATCTGCTACTATGGCTGCGATGACCAAAATGACTGCATTAACTAATGACAATTGGAAACCTTCAGGGGCAGACAATGCTTTACTTGCTATGGTGGAAATTATCTATCAGGATACTTTATTGGGTTCAGGTAATGTTACTGGTTCCAGGGGTAGTTATGTATATGTTAATCGTTTAGGTAAACAAACTAATCTTGTTGATGCATTACGGGCATTACCGAACACAGCATATTCTGTAAAAATCGATGCCTTATAACTTGACAAATTCTAAATATACATATATAATAAACACATGAAATACGCACTTATCGATACCGCAAATACCTTCTTTCGTGCCCGTCACATTGCATCACGTAACAGCGATACGTGGGAGAAGATTGGAATGTCCCTGCATCTAACACTTGCTAGTGTCAATCAAGTTGTGAGAAAATTTGGTATTGATCATGTTGTATTCTGTACTGAGGGTCGTAGCTGGCGTAAGGACTACTATGAACCTTATAAAAAGAATCGTATAGTTGATACACAATCACAAACTGAAGCTGAGGTTGAAGAAAACAAAATGTTTTGGGAAACATACGACACCTTCCTCACTTTTTTAAAAGAAAAAACAAATGTAAGTGTCCTTCGCAACCCACAAGCGGAAGCAGATGACCTTATCGCCCGATTTGTCCATTTGCATCCCGCAGCAGAACATTTTATAATTTCCAGCGACACCGACTACGTACAATTAGTGACAGACAAGGTCAAACAATATAACCCCGTAGCAGGGGAACTAATAACTCTAGAAGGCTATTTTAATGACAAGGGTCAGATTGTAAAAGATAAAAAAACAAAAGAACCAAAGTTGTTAGAGGACCCCCAATATCTCCTTTTTAAAAAATGCCTCCGCGGAGATTCTACTGACAACGTATTCAGTGCTTTTCCGGGTATTCGTGAAAAAGGTTCTAAGAACAAAGCTGGCATCATTGAAACATACGCCGACAAAGAAAAGCAAGGATTTGTGTGGACGAATACGATGCTCCAAAGGTGGGTTGACCATAATAATATTGAACACAAAGTACTTGACGATTATAAACGAAATGTAACCCTCATCGACTTAACAGCACAACCCCAAGAAATTAAAGATAGTGTAGATGCTACTATTCGTGAAGGTGTTCGTGTAAATGCTACACCGCAAGTTGGTGTACATTTTCTCCGTTTTTGTAGCAAATTTCAATTGCTAAAACTTAGTGAGAACGCTGAGACCTACGCAAAATGGTTGAACAATCCATATAAAGGAATTCTTTGTGTCGAATCTGCTTAAACGTCAAGTATACGCTGGTATTATGGAAATACTAAATGATAAAAAATATTACTATTGTAGTACTGTTGGGCCACAATTTAATCACTTTACAGAAGAAGGTAATCTTGCTATAATAGAGTATATGCAAATATTAGCACCTGCTATGCTTAAAAAAGAAGAACAAGAATTTACAAAGTTAGCCAAAGAAATGGTTTGGGATGAATTAAAAAAATGAGTAATAAAAATATAAAACTTAATCTTGCGGGTATAGAATTATTAGATCAAGAAACTCTTGGGATGATTATTGATGAACTTATTGCATATTATGCTAATAACTATGGAATAGAGATAGATGAGTCAGATGAACCAGATGTCCCAACATTTGATTGTGAAAATATAGATGATGCTAACACATATCTTAAAAAATTTAGATTGGAAAAATAATATGAACTTAATTGCAAAACCCATTGTTAAAAATCAATATTGGGTAATCACAGATGGTACTAAAAAAGTTGGCAACGTAGTTGCTGAAAGTAATGGATATGAAGTTAAATTAGGTGATGTTTCCGAATATTACACTACTACCAAAGCAATTGAAGAAAAAAAGAAAATTGCGTTTGAACAAGCTTCAAAACAAGTTAAAAATTCATATCCACCCTTTGCAGTATTCCCAACAAAAGGTACTAAAATATACAATAGTGTATTAGATATTCGCAAGAGGTTACATCTATACACAACAACACCCAAAAGCAAATGCTATTTAGCGGCAGGGTGGTTTGGATTAAAACAAGGTAATGAGTATGTTATTGTTTTTTGCCCAAAATATATCTTTGTACAAAGATATGACTATATAGGGCCCTTTAAGACTGAATCTGAGGTAAATAATAGTATAAATTGCATAAATACTAGTGTATGAGTAATATAAAGAAATTTATTGACAAAGTAGCTACTACTGAAGGTCGACAGGCTAGAGAAGTTATATTAACCTTATCAGATGCAAAAGAATTGCGTGATGAGATAATGAAATTATTACTAGATAGCCGAGAACAAAATAAATCTTTTGAACCAATTGAAGTAGTACTTAAAGGTAATAAATGGTAGGATGAGTAGAACACAGCCAAAATTGTTGATGGAAATGGTTGATAAATCAACACTTAGATGTGACCAAATTGTAGAAGCCAGTGGAATATGGGCTGTGTTCCTAGACGGCCAACCAATCAACTTGAAGAGTCAACATTATTTAGATAGTGAAGCTGTACCAAAATACAAAAAGACTAGTTTTTCTAATCCCGGTCATGCAAGAAATTTGTGTCGTAAACTTAATGCACAATTCAAAACTGATAAATTTAGTGTAGTGTTTATGAACAACGGCACGAAAGTTTATCCTGATGACTAAACCATTGCTGAGAGAAGTGATAACAAAAGCAGTATTAGATCAAATAGAAGATAATACATGGACTTTTGATACAGCAATGAACAAATGGTGGATGAATATTAGACGAGAAGGTGGTCTTAGATTATCAGATATGGGAGATTTAAGTTTCAGATATGCAAAGATAGAGTTTTTTACTTATGATTTTTTTATTAGTCCAGAGAGCAGTTGGCAACTGTTCATATTAGATATGAATAATAAAATCAAATGTCCTTATTATATAGGGGTAAATAAAGTAGAGAAAAAGACTCAACCATATATAAGAATCTATGATAGCAAAATAGCTATGATGATTGGTTTATACGGTAACATAAATGACTATTTAAAATCAGTTAGGATAAAATAATGACAGCAGAAAAGAAAAGCCCTAATCCATTTATTAACTTAGCTAATCAAGCTAAAAAGAATAATACAGTTGGAATCAAAGGAAAACAAGTACAAACTAAAATGCCGAAACCTTTTAAAGGATTCGGTGGTAGTAGTGTCGTTCGTAGAACGGGACGCGGTGGATAACAGTTTTTAACAAGGAAAAAAACATGAAGAAAATTATATTAATGACAATTATTGCATTTTGTGCTACACTATCTTATGCTGCGGATGTACAACCACAACAGCCACAACAGCCACAACAAAAAAGTGATATGAAATTAGCAAAGAAAAAAGATCATTCTAAG